ATATATTTTTATAATAATTAAGCTAACTAATAATAATTACTACTTACTCTATGGCACTAGATTTTTGTAGTACAGACTATAGAATAGTCATACAATAATAATACCATATAGCTTTTCTTAATCAAGAAGAACTTTAAACATTTTCTTATCAAGCATTAAAAGTCTTTTTGCTTCAGACTTCGATGCTTGAAACTTCTCGCCTACTACCATCTTTCTACCACCTAGAGTACATTCTTTTAGTACTTCTAAAGTAAGTATACTTTGAGCTGGTGAGTGTTTGGTATTTATTTGTCTATTTGATGTAACCATATATTTATCTTATTTTAAAATAATAAGTAGCTTCTCTCTGATATAACTCATCATCAAAATCAAAGCCTATATCAGACTCAGATTTCCTTATAGAGAATACTACACCGACCTTTGAGTCTTCATCGTACTGATTATTACTCTCATTAAATAGATCACTTAGGGCCTCTGCTATTTCTACAGTCTTAGCATGAGACCTGGCAAAGATATTAAACTGAACTTGAACAGACTTAGATGCTGGGTAAACATCTGTGGTAATAATTGTAGTGAAAGTAACAGCTACATTTACCATCAAACTTCTAGGCACGACATTAGGGTATAAATAAAAGTCATCACTCCCTGCAGATAAAAGACTTTGCAAGGCGGTATCTTCAGTTATTTTGTTGTAGATAAATTGTTCTAACATAAAATTTTATTGTGATGCTTTTTTCGCTTCTTCACTAAAGATTTCTTTTATTCTTTGCTCTGACTGTGCGACACCTTTTCGAAACATTGCTCTCGGCGCCATGTGTCTCGTACCATACTCTACATATACAGCATAGCTTACTTCTTTATGCTGAGCAATACCTTTTTTCTTCGAAGTAGCTTTTGCTATATTCCCTATAGGGTTTGTAAATACTTCTCCTTGTCCGAAACCTGTCATCTGACTTGTAATACTTCTTTTTAAATAACCATGCTTTACCGGAGTTTCTTTTTTTATATTTAACTCCATTACCTTTATTGATTTCTCTACAGCTATATCCACAAACTCACCGACAGCTTTTTCAGTTTCGGTGAGATGACTTTTGTAATTTAGTATAGCTTTTAATTCCATAGTTAATCATGATCTATAATTCTAGCTAGTACTTCGATGTGGTGAAGACCAACAGAGTCATAGCATTTGTTTACTTTAATAACATCATAAGTATCGCCATCAAATACAATTCTATTTCCTCTCGCGATAGTAACATCTGGGTTAAAGAAAAATATATCATCATCTGTACTTGTTCTTACTTGCCCATCTACTATGCTTGTAGAAGTATTAGCATCTTTTCTACAAGGTACGAGAGTAGCAATATCACCCCATGTCTTAGTCTTCTCATAACCAGAAGTCGCCAGAGTCTTAGCCTGGATAGAACAGAAGTGTATTAGAAGTGATGTAAAGTTTGACATAGTTTTTATAATGCTATTCTTTTATAACCTGCTAGAGTAGCCTTTGCAGTTTCAAAGTCTATCTTCTGAGCTTCGTCTTTGTATGTGATAGAGTAGTTGTTTATTCTCTCTGTAGTACCTACCTTGCCTTGAGCAGACCTAGCATTATGAATACCAGCTACTAAAACAGTACAGGCATGCTTAATATCGTCTTTGAGTACGCTACTCATTGCTTGTATACCAGTCACAGAGACATTTTCTCTGCCATGTGGGAACTTGTACCCATCTAGTGTAATTCGACTAGCATAGGGCTTATTTTTAGGATATTTAAAGTAGTCTACAGCTTCATTATCTACCTTGACCTCTGTAATATCTACACAGTCTTTAATCAAAAGAATTTCAGAGCCATCTCCATCGTATTTAAAAGTCTGAACTGTGTCATCGAAGAGAACTCTATTACAGTAGCTATCCATATATCTACTCATAGCTTGGATATAAGAGTTGTACTGATCTACCTGTCCTACAGGAATAGTTATACCTAAATAATTTTCAAGAGCTTCAATGTCAGTATAGTTTTGCTCTGCCATTCCTATTACAGACTCACCGGATAAAGTACCAGAGACTTCTATATCAAAATTTACATCATCGCCAGTATCTTCTCCGAGTATTTGAACTTCAATTTTATCTCCTGCTTCAAGAGTAGGAATATCTATACCATCTAATTCAATTTGTCTTGCTCCTGGAATAATTTGAGAGATAACATCACTAGAAGAGCCATTAAAAATAATCTGACCATCTGACTTTCTAACAACAGAGATAGCTCCATCTCCAGCATAAGAAGTTAAGATATTTGTCTTAAAGACTAAACTCTTAGGGATAAATTTCATTCCAGTAGGAACAGTATAGATTACTGTATTACCTGGAACTTCAAAACTTATATTCTCACTTGTAATTATTTTTTCTTTTGTCATATAATTTTTTTGATAAGAGAGCTGAGCTATATTAAATTCAGCTCCCCTACAAAATAATTATAGCATTATTTCTTTGCTTTGGCTTTTCCTTTAGCTTTAGTTACTACATTTTTAGGTGTAGTTTCTTTAGCTTTACTTCCTGAAGTTTCTGCTGGGGCTGTAGCTTTAACTTTAGGACCGGCAGACACTACTCTAAGGTTTGCATACTTCAAGCCATATACATTCACAAACTTGTGAGCTACTGTGGCTTTTTCTGCATTCTCCTTAGAAGTCCAGCCACTAAGACCATAAACTCCATTCTTCAAGCTTATGATCTTAGTAAACTGACGTAAATCATTTACAAGTATCTGTCCTACTGCGTAGATGCTTTCACTCATATAGCTTAGGAAGCTAATAGAGCATCGATAACATCTGATATGTCCCCTGTCCAGAAAGCCCCGTTATCATTCTGGCGAACATAAGCAGCTACTCTTCGGCGTAGTTTGACTGAAAGAATATCTTTCTTAAAGTCATCTCCGTCTGAGTTTGTCATCTCTATTTCTACACCACCCTTTGTACCGATGTGTAACTTCCTGAAGTCTCCAACAAGGAACTTACCAGCTGGGATACCAACATTTTCAATGATGCGAGCACCTTTGATTGTGTTGCCATCTGCTGACTTAAATGGTGGCAAAATGTATTCTCCTGTCTCACTCTTAGTTAGATCAAGAGCATCTGCATCTTCTGGGTTAAGCAAAACATAGTTTGCTGTAAACTTACCCTTACCATATACAGCTACCTTTGTGATAGCAAGGCGGATAACATCTGCTAGGTTAGCAAATGCTACTCTCTTTGTGCCTACTTCTGTAGCATCAAGAACACTAGCTACAGTAAAGACACCTGGAAGATTATCACCTACTCCATTACCAGAAAGTAATTGAGAGTCTGTAACAATATTCACATCTTCATTCAACCAGCCCTTAATAGCACTCACAAGTTGTGGAGCATCACTTAGTATTTCTACTGAGTGCTTGTTCATAACTGTGATCTTTTTAAGAGTTGCTTTGAACTCTTGGAAGCTCCAGTCCTTTTCAGGAATTGTTACCAATTCAGCTGTAGGAAGTGGAGCACCTGACTCGTTAGTTACTTCCACGTATGAAAGTGAGTCTGATGTCATGTTTGGAGTGACATCTGCAATACTCTCAATGAATACTGCACGTACAGGATCACGAGTGATTTCTGGTACGATTTGTGGCTGGATAACATCATCAGTCAAGCTATCAAGCTCACTGACACTCTTTATTTCAAAAGAGAAGTTTCCGCGTTGTTTTGCCTTAAGATCGGCTAAGCCTTTCTTAACTGCATCAACATCGAAAGAAGCTGTAACCTCTTTCTGTGCGACCTTAGTATGCTTTTCAGCAGACTTTGAGATACCCTTGAAAAGAGCATCAATAGCTTCAAGAGCCTTCATTTGACTTTCGCCAAGACCCTTTTCAGCTTTTGCTAAGATGGCATCTTTTGCCTTACCTAGCGCTTTCGCTACTTCTTCAGTAGCTTCGTCTCCTGATACTTCTGTAGCAGTAGTATCAGTTTCAGGTTTCTCTTCAAATTCGCCATCAGCGCTCTTTGTAAGATTACCCTTTTGATCGCAGTAAAAACTCTTACCAGCGATCTTAATAAAAAATTTAGGCATAATAATATTATGAATAAATTATTGATAATGTGGCTGTTCCCATTGCAGGGGTAAGAGTTTTATAACAGACTTCACGAACATATTTTATTTTTAGATTACATTCTTCTTAAAGCTTTGTTTAGATTTTCTCTAGCCTTTAGTATTGAAATTATTGTATTCTTCTCTGAGATATTTTTTATCTTTTCATCAAGAGCTTTCTTAGCATCTATAACTGAC